AAGGCGTTAATAAAGCAGCCTTATATATTGTTAAAGGTCTAATTGTAATAGCTTCTCTTGATATAGTAGTAGATAATCTTCTAGCTGCAAACTCTAAATAAACACTAAATGTTCTAAGAGTAAACGTTGCAGTCTTATTTAAAAATGTAGCAGTGTTTGTATAAAAGTTACTTTTCTTTATAGATATACTTGAGTCTATATTTTGAGTTCTTGTTGGTTCTGCTATTAGGTTAGAGAAGGGATAAGTTGCTGTTCCAGTTGAATAAACATTAGTACATAAAGTGTTTATATCAGATGATAATTGATATATAAAGTTCTCTATATCTTGTCCATTATTTACTATAGTTATACCTTCATTTAATAGTGGTGGTGTTCCTGGTTCAGACTTTAATATGTTGTAGTATATAAAGGAGACTTGATTAGGATCAACAGATAGTGTTTTAACTGTTTTAACACCCGTTAACTTAACTGATTCTGTTTCTAATCCAACATCAAATTGACTATCTAAAAGAGTTGTTCTATCTATATCAGGTGAGAAGAAAAAGAAATCATTAGATGTACTAATAGATGTATTAGCTGATACTGCTGATGCAGATGTATATAAGAATATAATTCTATCTAAGTTAGAGTATGCCCTTGTTTCTAATGTATTTCCTCTTTCAATTAACTTTAAAGAGTCATTAAGAGGTAATGATCTAATGATATTAGCTGCTGTTAACTCTGCTGCTACATTAACTAAACCTGAACTATATTCAGAGTTTGTCATTAAACCTAATACAGCTTGATATGTTGTTGGTATTTTAAATAATTGTGTATTATCTTTATCTTTAGCAGCAGATAATACAAGCCCTATGTTATTAAATTGATTGTAGCCTTGAAATAATATGTCATCGTCAGTTATAAAAGAAGACCCCTGTGTTAATACACATAGAGGCCTTACTAGTTTTATAAAGTTGACTGTATCAAGACTACTTTGTATGTCTTGTGCAAAGTTCATTATTGTTTATTATTTAATAGTTAATAAATATTTTATAGCTTCTATTTTGTTAGTATATTCATATTTAGAATCTACTTCTAATACTGCCTTTTTAATATCAGCAGCACTTTTATCTTCTAACTGTTCTTTAGTTAGTTTAAGTAGTTGTTGAGTATATGTACTATATTCTGATTTAACCTCTTCTTCAATTACTACTATTTCTTCTTCTTTAACTACATCTTTTACTTCTGCTACTGAAGGTGAAGGAGGGGTTAATTCTATGAATCTAGGTTCTTCAACTTTAGGTTCATATATATTATCTGCTAGAACTTCAAAGTTATCTTTATCTTCATAAGGAGAAGGAGCAAAAGGAGAGTATGTATCATCAACTGTTTCATATAAGGGTTTATCACTAGGAGGTAGATAACCATCTGCTTCTTGTGGTTTATTAAACTTATATGTTTCTTGTAGTTGTTGTTTTACATGGAATGGTAAAGAGTCTATAGAAGGTAATTCAATATGATCTTTATATTCATAATTTGAATTATATAGATTAATTAGTTCTGCTATCTTAGTACTATCATAAATATCAAAGGAAAGATAGGAGTTAGCAACTAAGTAACTCCCATCTTTATATTTATAATCAGCTACTACTCTAACTTTAATGTTTGGATCAAACATGCTTAGATGTACCTATTTATTATTAATTTGTAGTTATTACACTAGTGTATCATATACAGGAACAAGTGAGCTAAGTACTACAGGACCTAAACTAGATACTGTTACTTTAACTAGATCACAAGGATTGTTATAAAGAGTTAAAGCAGGTCTAGCTTTAGTATTCATTAGTGAAGATCTTTGAATACTAAAAGGATTATCTAAGTAAATAGGATTGATTCTACCAAGACCAGATGCTTCTTTATTAGATAGGATGTTTAGTACTTTATCTTTAGTTCCTACATTACCTAGTTCCATATAAGAAGGACTGTAGTATTCATATACTGTAAAGTGAGTTAAAGAGGCTACACTAGCTTCAGTTGAAATATTAGTAGGATTGGTAAAAGGAGTAGGTAAAAGAGCACCAGTTGTTTTATTATAAACTGCAATTTCAACACCACCAATGTTTGCATTAGCATTGTTTAAAGAAGTATAACCAAAGATTCTCTTACACAAGAAAGTCTTAGAAGGTGTTTCATAAGCTGTTACAGCAGCAGCAGTTGCTAATACTTTAAATTCCGCAGGAATGTCACCTTGAGTAGCTCTAAACTTAGCAAAATCATTATATGTAAAAGTACTTAATACATTAGACTTAGAACTATTATTTTGAGCTGATACTTCAGTTAATACATATTTAATACCAGTAATAGGCAATTGTTGACCTGTGCCATATCTAGGATCTGCAAGCTTTTCTCTTTCACTAGAGAAGAAGTTAAAAGCTCTATAATCTGCTTCACTTGCAGTACCTAATTGTACTCTTTCTTTTACTGCTTCTTCACCACCTAATGCATTAATACCACTAATAGCAGATGGGTTCATAAAGTAATTTAATACTGATTCACCAAGAGCAGTTTGTGTTACAACATAGTTAACACCAGCAGAAACTGCTGCACTTTGATCAGCAGGTTCTAAATAAGTAGGAACTGCACTTAAAACATAAGTTGTAGATGCCTTCAAAAGAGCAGAAAAGGTACTAAAATCAAAGGTTGAAAAACCATATTCTTTACCTTCTACTTCAATTGCACCACCACTAAAAGTAATAGTAGTGCCAGCAATAGCTGCTGTTGGCTTAGTAGTTACTGATGCTTGGTTGTAAGTCTTTACACCACCAGCATTTCTAGCACCTCTAAGGATTTGATTAATGTTGTATAAACCCATTTATTTCTCTTTTATATTTATTTATTATAAGTATTCTTTTTATATTTATTTATTGTAAGTATTCTTTTTTAACTTACTTTATATTGTTATACTTTATATTATAATGCTATATTATTGTAGGCTTTTATAACATAAAGTAGGCACATAAATGATAGTTAAAGATAGTAGTATAAATACAAGTGTTAAGGAGAAGGAAATACTGCCATTACTAAGTGCTAAAGAAGCTAATAAATTAGCTAATACTGGTACTAAAGAAATGGAATTACAAAAGGTTGCAGATCTAATTAGATCAAGGGCAGAACAGTTTTATTTTGACTTACAAGTTAAAGATTTGACATATTCTATATACATATATAAAGAGTTAATTAAACATGGATATATTGTTATACATACAGATCTATCAAGCTTAAATATTATGTGGAAATCAGAGCATTTAAATGATAGTTAGATTAAATAATAAAGGTTAGATAAGTTACCTATTAAGTTTGTTTTTAATTAGTTTTATTTATTATCTAATAAATAAAATATACACAATAAAAAGAAGTTAGAAATAAATCTAACTTCTTTTTATTATAAATAATTAATAAGAAATAACAAATGAGAAACAAACCATCTGGTATATATTCTTTTACAAATAAAACAACTGGTAAAAGATATATTGGACAAACAGTATATTTAAATAGTAGAAAAGGAGATCATTTATTAAATCTTAGAAGGAATCAACATGATAATGATTATCTTCAAAAAGCTTTTAATAAATACGGTGAAGAAGACTTTATATTTGAAGTGTTAGAAATGGTGCCAAAGTTAGAAGATGGTACTAATGATAAAGTTAAATTAACTGAAAGAGAGCAGTACTGGATGGATTTTTATAAGTCTTATGAAGAAGACTTTGGTTATAATATTAATCCATCAGCAAGTATTAATTATATGTCTGGTAGGACTCATACACCAGAAGCTAGAAAGAAAATTAGTGAGGCTGCTACTGGTAGAAGTCCTTCACAAGATGTTAGGGATAAGATAGCTGAGACTATAAGAAATGTACCTAAAGCCAAAATAAATATGGAGTTTAAAGAAGCTAAACATACAGCTAAAAAGACTGGTGTTATGCCTTATGAATATCATGTAAAAACACCAGAAGGTGTAGAACATGTATTTACTAATTTATTAGAGTTTTGTAATTTAAATAATCTTAGTCAATCTCATCTTAGAAGTATGATTAATAAAGGCACCTTTTATAAGGGTTGGACTGGTTATAAAATAGATCTTAATAAAGCTGAAGAAAATACTAATCTAATTGTTTCAAAAGATGCTTTAAGAGGAAATAGATTTGAATATTATTTAATTGATAGAGATAATAAAGAATTTGTATTTAGAAGTTTAAGTGTTTTTGCTTCAGATAATAATATATCTAGTTCTACTTTATCAAAACTTTTAAAAGGGGAAATTGAATATAGAGGATGGAAATTAACTAGAAAAGACTTAAAAACATAAGCAATAAAAAAGAGGTTAGAAATAAATCTAACCTCTTTTTTATTATATATCTTGTAGTAAGAATATATCTTAGGGACCTTTCTAGATGGACCCATAACCAAGATCGCCTAAAACCCCAATTCTAGTATTAATATCTTGAATTGTACCAACAGTCATATGAGCAACTCTATGAGGATATAGGAGATAAGGAAGACCAGCATTACCTAGTTGCAAGTACATACCAGGAGCAGCAGGAATAGGAGTATCTCTTTGCTCTCTCATCCATAGTCCAGGCTCACCACCACTTTCTTCTGATACACAATATTGTGTTCTACCAGGAGCTTCATAGGTGCCATCAGGATTAACTTCAGATACAAATACAACCTTATTTCTAGGCCATAGATACTTCCTTACACCATCTACAGGATCTCTGTACCAAGTTTCAACTGTTCTAATAGGTACACCAGCAATAGACATAATACCTTCAGGGCCCACACCAATAGAACCAAACGCATTAGCAGCTAGTTCATTAGCTTCAACTTGATAGCCACCACCAGTGTTATTAATCATAACTTGCTTATCACCAGTTTGAGCACCTAATCTAGGAATAAGACCACCAGTTTGAAGTTTAATTTCATTGTTTTCACTAATGATTTGCTTCAAGTCAGGGTGAATATACATAGCAGTTACTCTAGTTTTATTGGTGGTTTTAAACCAATAAACAAACTTTTGAATACAACTTACAATAGCAGCATCTGGCTCAGTCCAAGGCACACCAGCAGTAGAAGCTTGAGGAGTATTATAATCAATCAAACCTCTAAACAAGTTAGCTTCATTTCTACCTCTATAACCATTTACATTATTATAAGACCAGAAGTTATGAGCAGGAATCTGAGCAGAAACACTAACTGGTTGCCCACTTCTAGGATCAGTATAATTAATACCACCAAGAAGAGTTAGACCTCTATAAACATCCCATGTTAGGTTATGTGTTTCAACTAGCTTTTCAACTTGCTTTGTAACATAAGCTTGTGGATCTTCAAAGTCATTTAAGGTGCCATCTTTGATTCTAATGTTTACATCACCCCAACTAATATAATGTGATCCTCTAAGGTATAAAGGTTGAATATATCTTCTTTGAGTTGTGTATTGAGAAACTCCTAATAGTTGATCTGGTTCACCAAATTTAACAGGAGGAAGTAAAGTACCACTTGTTTCAAATCTTTGTTCAATTGCAACAATAGGTTGTTTGATAGTTTGATCAGGAAATAGTTCTTTTAGAGGGGTTGAACCAACTAAAGGTAAGAAAGACTTAGCTAGTTCTAGATAAGTTGGTACACCTGGTTTTTCACTAGTACTTACTGTTTCCCAAGGAGATGCATATGCATCCATATTAAAAGAAGGAATTTGTTGTAATGCCATTTATATTCTCTTATTTATTATTATTATTTATTAGTTTATATTTATTTCTTAATCTTACTAGATTCTGCTTTAGCTTTATTAGCTTCAATTACTTGATTAATATAGTTTGCTTTAACAGGGGTAGATTGAGCACCTACTTGAAACTCATCTTGAAAACTAGTAGAACTTAGTTTAACTAATTCAATCAAAGAATCTTCAAATGATACATCAGTTTCTGCACCATTAATAGATAGCTTAACTACAGAATTACCTTCATTTTCAATAAGCTTCTTAGTTAGAGAAATTGCAGCAGGAGTAACACCAGAATCAAACAAACCCTTTAGTTTACTATTAAGTTGTCTTGCTTTATCACTGCTAGATAGACTTGTTACATATTGTGCAGTCTTATCAAATTCATTTGCTTTAGTTAGTACATCAGATACTTGACTCTTCATGCTCTGAACTTCACTTGCTAGTGCAGCTACAGTCTCAGATGTTTGAGTAATAACATTATTTACACTTTCATCAAACTTAGTTGTAAGACTGTTAAGAGTATTAGTAAATGTTTCTGCTTGAGTGCTTAATACTTTAGTTAGAATTGCTTCAATATCTACAGATTGTTTAACTTCAGGAGGGGTAGATACAGAAGGACTTGTTACTTCAATTGGATTGGTTGACATTTTTATATATTCTTGTTCTGTTTTTGTTTCTATTGTTGGTTCTATTGTTTGTGTATTAACACTAATAGTAGTTGATAGTTTAATACATATTGGACTTATAATCTCTTCATCATTAGTATTATTACTTTGTGATAAAGCTACTATCTTATTATCATTGAAGGGCATAAAAGGTGCATTTGTTAGTGCTGTCCTTAGTAAAGTTGGTCCTTTTGATTCTCCTGTTACTTTATCTTTAAAGTTTTGTTGAATCTCAGGTGAACTATACTCATAATCCCCATTTTTAATAAGATTATATGTTTCTAAGTTAATATCATATACTCCATATACTATATCATTCTCTACTACTATATCTTCTAAGTCTCCTCTTTTTCTTTCTCCATCAATGCTTGCTGGATCAGGTGAATCAGTTGGATGACCTAGTGTTGCATAAGGTTTAAAACCTAATACATTTGATTTGTAGTTATCTTTAAGTTTTTCAATATAGTTATCTGTAACTCTCATTAAACCATATCCAGGAACATGCCAATTACCTTTTATTAAGAGAGGTATCTTTGCTTTTGTTTCTGATATATTAGCTTCAATAGAATTAGTGTTTAATA